TTGCCGGTCGGAAACCATCCATACCCGGCCGGCATCATATTATCGAGGCCGTCAGGGCGATGCGTAAACAGCTTTAGGGTCGGCCCCAGCGCCATCCAAAATGCGAAGACGGCGATCAACGCAAACAATGTCCTATGCTCGGGTTTAACTCTCCTTGTTAGAACGGCAAACGCGGCAAGCCCAATAAGCGCGCCGGCGAATGTCCCCAAGTACACGGACGGATCGCCGAAATACATCGATGCCGCACGATCCTTGCCCCATCCGATTAGGTCGGGAAGCGACATGACCCCCTTGGTTGGCGTGAAAAAGAATTCGACATTAACGCCATAGGCGCGGAAGAACTCGATCGGATATCCACCAAAGTCCGCCCGCCCCTGATACAATGCATATGTGACATAGGCACCGCCAAGCCCACACGCTATCGCGACAAAGCGCCGGAGGACCTGACCCCAATTGCTTCGGTCAAGAAAACCTTGCCAAGTCAAGGTCAGCACGGAGGCTACGGCCATCATCATGAAGGTGTAGCCGTCCATGAAGACCGCGATCAGGCATGCCCCAACAAAGCTTGCACAAGTAACCAGGCGAGTGTCGCCGTGACTGATTCTGAAGGCAAAGAGCAGCGTGAACGGCAGAAGCTCCATACCCGTCGCGACTGCTGAAAATCCCTGATGAACCCAGATGATCGGAAGGGTGCACCACACCAACGCGCTCATGACAGATCCGGGACGGCCGGCCCCGAGCCATCGGGCAAACTGATACGCACCCCAGTATCCAACCGCGAGCCACGCCGCGACCACCGCGACATACGCCGTCGTGGGCCGCACGCCGAAGTCGATAAGGATCGCCTGAGGAAAGGCTAAGGATAGGCCGAATGCCATCGCCGCCGGGTTCGGCAGGCCGAAATTATGAACGTAGAGCGAACTGTCTCGAGCGAATGATTGAGCGAAGCCTGTCACCCAAAGCAGTTGGCCGGTTGTCGGGGCCATAAAACCAGGGACAGCCCCATTGAACAAAAGCACAATGGGAAACAGGCAAGCTGCCCAAATAAATGTCAGCGATCGCATATGGCCCGGTTACACTTCAGAAGCCTGGGCAGACGGCCGAATACCACGATCCGGCCGGTAGGTTTTTCTGCGCCAGCGAGACGCAGGCGACAGCGGCTCCTTGAGGATGCCGAAAGTTCCCAATCATAAGCAGTCCAGCCAAAAGGACGGCTAGCGAAACGAAGACAAGGGCGGCGCGATTTGTGACGGACATGGCGATTTTCTTCGCACCATAGCCCCTTCTTTGCAACCCTTAAGACCAGGCTCCATTTGCAACCATTGAAGCCGGACCAACTGGCTTCGCCTTGAAGAACGAATTGCGCTTGATGGTGGGCGCCCCGCCCGGGGCCGCAGAATACTGAAACTGCGGAACCACGGTGCCAGCCGCCGCGATTCGCATCACGCCCCTGAGCTTGACCAAAATGTATTCCGTGGCTGACGTGTTGGCGGCGGTGAGCACCGCCGCCGTAGCTGCTGTCACGTGAAGCAATTGCGGGGCCGCGAGCACGTTTCCTGTCGGATTGCTTATCTCCGCCACATAGTCGATCGAGGTTAGTGTAGCCGTGCCTCCAAAGAGGGTGGCAAAAGTGTGCGAGTTCGTGCCGGCCGCTCGCGAGAGCATGTATTGGGCTTCAAACTCATAGGTAGTGCTGTCGTCGACTGTCAGCGCGTCTTCGGTGGAATTGAAGATGTTCTGGACGGTAGCCACATCAGCGCCGGCCCTGTCGGCCGCAAGTGCCGATATGATCTCGCTGCGGTTGCCAAACCGCCCGGTGTTGTTGGAAAAGACAACGTTGGCCAGCAACTGGTTGCCTGTGTAGGTCCATCCCACGCCACCAGAGTATGGCGTATCGTTATTGGAGATGACGGCCCCAGCCAGAGCCCCACCAATGCGAACGAACTCAGACGTACCGGAAGACAGTGTGTTCGCCTGGTTGCCGACGATGGTTGCTCTAAGGCCAGAGCCGGAGGCCAGGATCACCGAGTTAGCATAGGTACCAGAGCTAGTGCGGACAAACTTGTTGCCCACAATGGTGGCCTCAGACGCGTTGGTAACGCTGAGGATGACATCATCGAAGTTGCCGCAGTTAATGTGGCTTCCCGTCAGTTGGAACTCACCTCCCGTGACCTGAATGGCCTTCCCGATAGCGCTCTGCGCCGCGACACCAAACTGCGAGCTGGTGATCGCCAGAACGCCACCAGACTGGTTCACCAACTGGCTATCGGTCTTGCCAAGAGTGAAGAAGCAACTGGAGGCGAACAGCGCACCCGCCGTCATGACAAGCCCGCCGCGATCATCAAAATCTACGTCAGTGGCCGTGCCGAAGGTGGAGCCGAAGGAGCCATTGCCCAGGTACAAGGCCTGAGTTGACCCGAACAGAAGGCTGTTGGTCAGGTGGAAGTCGTCGCAGCGCAACGTCTCGATACCGCGAGCCGTTGCAAACACAGCACGCTTGGTCGCGGTATCAGAGGGGAACCCGAACGGCCACCAGTGAAGACGGGAAATCTTCACGCTGTCATAGCAGGCATCGATCTTGATGCCCCGGTAGAAGGCCGATAGTTCGATGTCGTCGATGATGTCGCCACCGCCCTGCGTCGTGCCGGCCATGTCAATGCCGACGTATACCTCCTGCATCAGCATGTTGGAGATGTTGAAGCGCATCTGATTTGGTGCCGAGACCACCGGGGGATAGGCAATATAATCGGCTAGAACGGCGCTGAACGGCTGGTCCTGCGCCTTCACCGCAAAGCCGCTGAGCGTGTGTAGGGTGGTCTCGTAATCGGTGAAAACGTCGGCCCCAGTAAACTGGAACATGCCAGCCGCCGCCATATTGAATCCGTTGTTCACGTAGACGGTAGAGACCCGCCGGCCGGCTCCGGTGAGTTTCTTGGGATTACCTGCCGAGGCGGCCATCGTGATCTTGTCCGACAGAAGCATAGGCCCTGCCGGAAGAACCACCCACGGCACCACGGCGAGGCCCGCATTGACGGCAGTGTGGATCGACGTGCCTACTTTCGTGGACGGGTTATAATTGTTGGCGGCCCCCCACCAACGAGCATCCGCACCCTGAACATGCCAGCCGGCCAGGCGGACCCACGCACCGCTGGCGCCAGTCGGATCACTGGCTGGCGCCACGTAAATACCCTCGAGCGGATCGTTGGTTACCAGAGCAGACAGGTTTCCGCTGGCGAAGGTGAACTGGCCATTGCGGCCGCCTTCCGAATAAATGATGGCGGCCTTTTTCATCGGCGTGGAAAGCGCTTTCAACGCTGTCCTGTCGGCAACCGGAACCGCCCCGGCAGCCGCTGCGGCCGACGCAGCAGCATCCACAGCTGCAGCCTCAGCCGCATCCTGAGCGGCTTCTGCTGCCGCTTGCGCCGCTTCCGCCGCAGCCAGGATGGCAGCACTTGCCTGGTCGGACAGCAGCCGAAATGTCGATCCTGATTTGTAGCCCGCAATCGCCATGCCGGAAACAAGCCCGCCGGGAGCTATATTGCCGCCCGACGCCGTCTTGATCGTCAGAGGCGATCCGCCGTTAAAGGCGACCGTGACGGGCGATCCGACATTCGCCTCGAACACCGCGAAAGAAATCAAGGCGGCAGCGTCAGCGGCCGGGACGGGAATGCTCGTCGTCGCGATGATCGCATTCGGCGTCCCGGCGCCTGCGTCGGTTGCCGCGATGAAGCTGTAGGGAAGATCGGCAATGCGCGTCCACGATCCCGTACCCGAGCCGAGCAGCTTGCGATAGATGCCGTTGTTGGCAATCGTCGGATCGGAAACGACCCAGGCGGAAGAATTGGCGCCATGCAGCAGGTCGGCATTCAGGCTGGCCCTGGTGTCGTAAATCAGCCCGCCATTCGACAAGAAGGCGGTGATGATGCTTTCGACCCACGTTCCCCACGCGCGCAACTGGGCCTTGACCGGCTGCGACGGATTGGAGGACGGCCCATCGGCCATGATCGTGTTCATCAGTTCGGGCATGCGGAAGCTCCAGGGCTGGAGACCCCACCGGGACGGCAGGGGCAAAAGAGGGTGATTTGCGAACGGGGGCCTTTAGGTGACGGTGATGGCGCCGGTGGCGACGCTGCTGGTGCTCTCGACGCCGGAACCGTTCACAGCGCGCAGCCAGTAGTAGTAGGTGCCGGCCGCAAGACCGGTGTTGGTCCACGCATCTGCAGACGAAGGCGCGCCATATTCGGTGCGAACCACGGTTGCCGTGCCTTCATTGTTGACGGTATTTCGCCTGATGTTGGTGGCGACGTAGTTCGCAGAGTTAGGCGTGTCCCATGTCAGCGCGACCTGGCCGACACCGCCTGTCGGAACGACGTTCGTGACGGCCGCCGGCGGCGTCGTGTCGACCGTGGAGACCAGCGTTTCCGTGTCCGACCAATCGCCATAGGTGTTGTTTGAGCCGATGTAGGCGGCCTGCACATCGATCGATGTGTTGGCGGGGACAGGATTAGTGTTGACGACGATCAGGCCGGAATCGGGCGTAGCATCCGGAAACTTCTGCTCCACCCATGCACCGGGAATGCCGCCGCCGACATCGGAAATCCGGTATCGGACGGTGGGATACAGATCCTCCCGGCTCGGGTCGGTCAGCACCAAGCGGACATAGACTGTCCCGCCGCCGGATACCGCCGCCGCCGTGTCGATAATAGGCTTCGGAATGCCGTCCGAGACCGGCTTCGGCGGAACCGGAGGTGCCGCGCCTTCGTCGTCGGCGGGATTCCACGCGTCGATGTCGTCGGGCATCATGACGAACGTCATCTGGAAGCCGCCGCGCGAGACCGACAGGACCGACCTGCGATTGTTGATCAGCTTCCCGTCGAGTGATGGCAGGCGGCGCGGCGTGCTGAGGCGCACCCAAGGGGCGTAGATGGCGTTTATGCCCGTGAACCTGACGTCGAGCGTACCGCGCTTCTTCGCCCGCGCCCTTGCGAATTCCCGCTTGCCCAGCCGGCGCGCCTGCCGCCATTGCTGCACCCAGATATAATTGCCGTCCTGCGGCAACACCCGCCCGGCGGTGATCTGCGCGTCGGTATCCTCGAAATAGTCCGTGTCCGTCGTCGTGTAGTCAGTCGCCGGATAGGTGAATTTCGGGATGAACTGGTTGACCTCTTCCTCGGGCAGAACGTCATGCTGCACCGTGTGGCCGACGATGTCGGCGTCGGTCAGCGTGGCGACATACTTTTCCCGGAACTTGCCGGCGACGATCAGCAGCGCGCCGTCGCCGCGCTCGCACATCCAGCCGTCGCAACTGGCCAGGATGGCATTGGTGCCGCTCTTCGGATCATGATCCGTGGTGTCGAAGCCGCCGCATTCATAGCGCTTCTCGGTGCCGCCCGCAGCGCGCGGGACATCCTCGTCGCACACATCGGCTTCCTCCTGCCACATGTCGAGAACAGGCAGCAGGGCCTTCCTGAAATCGCGCTTGGTGCCGAACGGATTGAAGCATTCGTGCCATGCCAGGATGAGGATCGAATTCTTCGAAAAGGTCCATGTCGAAGGGTCTTCAGGATCCTGCGCAGGGTTGCGGAAATCCCATACGAGGGCGAGCTGCGCCACGACCGACAGAGCCGGCTTGCCGTAGGGAAAGCACTTCACGAACATGTCGGCGGCGGGGCCGACGCAGATCATGCCGACAGAGGCTTGGCCGTCGCCGCGATGGGCATTCGTCCAGATGCTCTGCCCACTCAGTCGCGAGACAAATTCGGCGATCGGCGTTTCGGGGACAAGGCCGAGCCGTGAATAGATATAGACGAGATCGCTATTTTCGCCGTAACGCGCCCTGCCCGGCGACTGGACGCGGTTGCCGCCGATCAGCGTCACCTTGTCGTCGTTCAGGTAATAGCCGGTGTAGGCATTGATGCGGTGACCGACGATCGCCTGCACCGAATACATCAAATTGTCGAGCGCTTCCCAGAGCATCAGTGCCCCGGCAAGGCGTGCCTCCCCCACACCCCAGAACCGATATGGGATTGGCTGCGTCTGCGGCGCGCGGCCGTCCTCTGGCTTGGGTGGCTTGGGCGTCAGCAGGTATTGGACGCCGGCAACGATCGCCGTGGTGACGATCGCCGAGGCGATGGCCGCATAGGAGATCGTCGCGCCGAAGAGCGAGAAGCCGCCTGTGCCAAGAATGGCAGTGAAGATCGGCGTGAAGATCGGATCGCGGTGGACCGGCCAGCGATATTCGCCGTTCCAGCCCTCGGCAATGATCTGCTGTGTCGACACGGTCTCGAAGGCGCCGATGCCGGGATTGTAGGTACCACGGCGCCACGCCGTCGCCAGCGCCTGGCGCAGCGCATCGTCAAACGGGTTCACGCTATGCGCCATGCCACGCCGGTCCAATCGAGATGTTTGACCATGGCGCCACGCGCCGACATCACCGCCCAGAGCGGGCCGAACTTGATCGCGGGAATATCCTTGAACTCACTGCCGCCGGCCTCGATGCAGGTGAGCGCGCGGACAATGCCGATATCGCCGTCCTGTGGCGCCTGGACACGCTGAAAGCCAAGAGCACCAAGCTTCGACCCGACCAGCCGTTCAACGCCGCCGGCGGCCTGCAAAACAGCCCTGGCGCCTATGGCGTCGAAATAGGTGCCGCGCAGGTCGGCACCCGGATCCTTGCCGGTCGCTTCCACAACCCAATCGGCCGCGAACAGCGTGCAGTCGGTGAAACCCCACTGCCAGCGATGCGGCAGGCGGATGTATTGTTCGAGGGTCATCGATTGACGCGAAGGGCGGCGCCGTTGACGTGACTGGCGTCAAAACAGCATTTAGTTATAGCACCGACTGCTCCCCGCTCCACATTGACCATGTGATCGCCCTTGAAACCTGGAAGCGACAGGAACCGGCACTGATTTATCCGGATATACTCACCTCTGAGCCTAAGCGTTTCGCCAATCGCAAAGGTACCGCTTTGGATAATGCCGCTTGATGCCTGGAACGCAGCACCAGCTTCATCTGCAACCCGGAAAGGCTTGCCGTCGATAAGAGCCTGCAGTCCGGCATGGTCGTCATGGATACCATCGCCGTGGATTGTCGGGACAGAAGCCAAGACAAGCGAGGGCTGAGAGACCGCGACGGCCGTAACGGCCAGCGCGCCGCGCAGAAAGCTGCGACGTGAAACGTCCATTGGAACACTCCGAGGGTTAGCTAGTAGTTCGGCCAGGCCGGAGCGACGCCGCGCGCCAGGCGCGCCGTGCCGTCGCAGAACTTGTCGGTCGGGTACATCGCCTTCTGGTGCGGACCGGACCAGAGCACGAGCGATGCGCGCGACCTGGTGTTGTTGCCCGAAACCGTGGCCAGGGTGATCGTCGTCGTCGGATTTTCCGTTCCCGATACCGCGGGGCTGGATTCCGTGGGATGCGACGCCGTGCCGGTCCACAGCGCGACGATCGGCGTCATCGGCTGATAGTAATCGTCGAGCGTGGTGAAGCCGATCTTCAGATCCTTGCCGCGAACGTCTGGCATGGTGTCGAGCACATTGGCGGCGGTGTCCGGATCGATGCCGGAAATGCCGAATTCGACGCTCGAACTCTGACCGTTGACCAGCACCTCGAGCGTCGGAATGTTCAGCAGCCGGCCGCCGCCGAGATAGACCGTGCCGTCCTCATCGAGGCTGTCGAAGCCAGCCGGAATGTCGTTGACGCCGGCCCAGATGTGCAAGCCGGGATCGGTGTCGAGCCGGAAGAAGATGCCGAGCGTATGGCTCGACGCCATCTTGTCGAGGACCGCCTGCGGCACGTATTCCAGGCTGTAGGAGCCGATCATGTCTTCCCACGCCATGGCTCAGAAACCCTCGACGAACTGTAACGTCGGCGAGGACCGCCAGAAGCCCTCCGCCTCCCAAGCCAGCGAGAAGCTTGCGGGAAATTTCATGACGCAACGCGGCCGGGCGAACTCTATACGAGTGCCGGCCGGGACCGCCTGGCGCAGGGGCTTGTCGAGCGACAATACATATTGAGAGCCGGTGACGGTGACGCCCTCAACCGTTTCGGTGACCGGGACGGGATCGGAGCTTTCCCAGTAGCGATAGGCTCGCCAACCCTTGGTCGGATGGTAGATCGAGAACCAGTCAGACCAGCGCAGGTTGCGCTCGGCGCCGTATATGTTCAGCGTGATCTGTCCCGCATTGAGCGGGGCATTCGCGCCCATCGTGCCGAAGACGGTGCCCTGGCTGTAACCCGCGCCATCGGAAAACAGCGACGTGTCGGAATGCGGAATGCCGCCTATGATCGGCTGTGGAATGCTCCTCGCATCGACGGGAAAAGGCCCCATCCAGTCGGATTTGATCGGCACGTTCATGAAGCGCACCGAGCTGTTCATGCGCGCGGCGATCCAGTTGATGTATTCATGCTCTTCGCGCGCCTGCACGAAGCAGCCTTCGTAGGAGCCGATCAGGACACCTCCGCCGCTGGTTTCGATCGTGACCGATTCCCCAAGGCCGTTGCGGCCACCCTCAAGCCCGCCGCCCTTGGTGTCGAATGACAGGCGGGCCGGCTTGAGGAAATCGATATCGAGCGTGGGGAGATTGATGTACCCCATCGCCTACCCTTTCTGCGAGGTGTAGCGCCGCTGCGTCTCGCCGAAGCCGCCGCTGATCTGGCCCTGGTGATACTCGCTGATCGCCTCCTGCGCGCCCTGCTTGGACAGCGTGCGGATATGATCGTCGCCGGACCCGCCATAGATGTGCGTATGAAGCTCGATCTTGGCCGGCGACGGCGCCGGCCGGTTGGCATTGGCCGCCATCCGCATCGAGACATCATGCGGGATGACGCGGGAACCGCGCGGCAGATCGACGATCTCACCGCCCTGTTCGTTGATCCGGGCCAGCCCGCCAGGCGCGAAATCCGTGCCGCCAGCAAAGCCGAACAGTTTCGGGATGAAGCCGAGCAGCGTGCCGAGGAAACCGCCGCCGGACGAGCCGGACGCGGCACCGCCGCCGGAATAGCCGAGGATATCCGACAGGGTTGTGTTCGCCTGGAAATTCTGCGGCTTGAGGCCGTCCAGGATGGACGCAAGACCGCCCTTGCCGTCGACACCGCCGGTGAGGGTCTTGCCAAGATTGCCGATGCTGTCGGTCAGGTTCTTGCCGGCATCCATCGCCGAGGTGGACATCTTGTCCAGAGCCTCGCTCGCTTTGGTCGCAGAGGAGCCGATCGCCACCGGGGACGCGCCCGACAGGCCTTCCCAATTGCCAACACCGGCTGCCTTGGCCCCGTACCATGCACCCCAGCCGTTTTTCGCGGCATGATTGAGCGCAAAATCGATACCAGGGCCGACATTGGCCGGATTGCTCGGGTCGAGACCGGTCTGCGCCATGAACTGATTGCCGAGACCTGTCGGGAAACCGGTACCGGCTCCGCCTTTGAGGAGCTGGAATGGCCCAAAGGACGGCTCGCGAAACCCGTTCTTGACATAGTTGCTCTGCCAGATGCCAGGCCCAAGACCTTCCGATTTGGCGACCTTGAGGGCGATGTCCGGATCAATGTTTCGGATCAGCGAAGCCTGCTTGATATAGGCCGCGACGTCGCTGGTGGCGGAGGCCGAAAGCGACGTTACCGCGGCCAAGGGCGCCCGCGTGACGGCTCCGGACGCATAGTTGTCATTGGCGCCACTCAACACGGAACCGACTATGCTGGATCCGGCACCAAGCGGCGATGCACCCGCGACTCCCGGCCGCTGGCCGGTAATCGCCGAGGCAAGCCAGTTTGCGATGGTGTCGAAGACCTTGCCCAGCTGATCGTCCATGGACTTGGTCAGCGCGTTGAGGATCGACGTGCCGAGGGCCTTGCCGACATCACCGCCGTTGCGCAGAAGCTCGGATTTGAAGTCGGTGAGGAACCCGCTCGCCAGTTCCTTGGCGTCGGTGAATTTCGCCATGTCGCGCATCTGCTGCGCGGACGGCGAATTCAGATCCACCGCAAGTCCGGCCCCCTGCTGTCGCGACGCGATCTGCTGGTCCTGCGCCGACCGGAACATCTGGTCGCGCTCGAACGCAAGGTCCTTGTCCAGGCGCGCCCGGGACAAGGCCTCCGCAGCCTCGCCATAAGCCTTGGCCTGCTTTTCAATGATGGCGACCTGGTCGGGCCCAAGTTCGAGATTTTGTGCGAGCGCCGCATTCAGCGCCTGCTGCTTGAATGTGAAGGCTTCTAGCGCCGCACCGGTCAGGCCGAGGGCCGTCGCCTGGTTCTGCATGTCGGTGATCTGACGCGCGGACGACTTGCCGAAATCATTCATGAAATCCTGGTCGGCCGGATTGTCATCCACGCCCCGGAAATGCGGAATCGGAATGTTGCCGCCGGCAAATGTCGGACCGCCGACGCCGCCGGCATCGTTGAACACCTTCTTGACCGCTTCGCGCAGCCGTTCGGCGCCCAGCTCCGTCAATTGCAGGTTCGCCTGCAACTCCTTGATCTTGTCGAACAACGGATTGTTTTCGAGGACCTCCTGCGTCTTCTGGTGACCGGTGACATCGTCCGGCAGGCGAACGAAGGGAATGCCGCCGTTGATGCGGGGATCGGCATAGCCCTGCCGTTCGAGGTCGCTGCGCGTGAACACCTGCTGGTCGACGCTCTTGCGCAGGTTGAGCCCGGCAAGAGCCAATTCGGATTCCTGCAGCTTGATCGAAGCCTCTTGCCGTTTCAGTTCCAGTTCCAGCAACTGTTTTTTGGCGTCGAATTCCCGCTGGGTGCTGGCAACGATCGAGGCCGAGGCGGCGGATTGCGCGTCGGCCGTGGTGGTAATCGCGTTCTGATACTCGCTCTGGATGGAGACGAGATCCTTGATCTTGCCGTCGATGGAATCGACCGAAGACGCCTGCTCCGCCAACGCACGGGTCGCACTGTCTACGCCAATGGCCGCCTCGGCGGAAAACGAGGCGATGAGCCTGTACGCGCCGTAAATGGCGGCCAGGGCGGCAATCCACGGCCCGGCCGCGCGCGCCACACCGCCGAGGATCCCGACAGTATCCTTCAGCAAGGCATTCAGCCCGCCCTGGGCGGCATACATCTGGGCGATCTGCGGACCCTGCTGCGCGGCGATGATCGCCAAAGGCGTTCCGGCGGCCAGGCCCTGGCCAATGTCGAAAGCCTGGTAGCCGAGATTCGTGCGGCGGAAAGAATCGCTTCCGCCCGCACCGGGCGCGCCCACATTGCTGTTGGCCGGCGCGATCTGCTTCTGCGCCGCCAGTTTGGCGTTCGCCGCCGAGACGGCCGCGGCAAGCTCGGTCTGGCCACGCGCCATGAACAGCGATGCGTCGCCGGCAAGCTGGTACTTCCGCAGAATGCCGTCGAGGATCGGACCGGCCTGCTCCATCTTGATCTTGCCGTTGTCGATGCCGCGCGACAGCGAGTTCAGCGCCGAATTCATGCGCTGCGCCGAGGCATAGCCGTCGACGAACTGCCGCGAGAGGCGCGCCAGCACGTCTCCGGATTGCACGATCTTGGCATCGGTCTGCGCCGCCGTGGCGGCAACCTCACGGTTGGACGCCGCCATGGCCTTGTCGGCCGCGACCTTCTGCTGTGCGCCGGCCGTATACTTGGTGGCGTCAAGCTCGGGCGCGACCCGCAGGGATGACAATTGCTGGACCATGAAATTCCCGCAAACCTATGAGGAGGATGGAGGCGCACTTTCCGTCGCCGCGGGCTTGTCGCGTTCCGCGACATGCATAAGCCAGGCGTCGTCGAGGATCTTGAGAAAGGCCCGGAACAACTTGAAGTCGTCGCCCGCAATGCCGTGATCGTCGGCATAGGTCCTGATCACCATGTAGGAGATCGGACCCTCGCCACCCATGGCGCCATAGAAGCGATCAAAACGGATTGCCTCCCACGCCTGCCAGTAGAGTCGGTGCCAGGGCTCCGGCTCGAACTCTATGCGACCGGCGGGATAGGCCGCCTTGATGACCCATTCTTCGGCGCCCTCTTCGGCCGCCAGCGCTTCAAGCCATTCCTGGCGTTCGACATCTAGGCCTTCTCGCCGGATCCTGTCGCGGAAGGCCTCGAGGAGTTTTTTCCCGCTTCCTCGACGAACTCGACATCGGTGAGCGAAACCATGGCCGCGCAGTTCTGGACGCCTGCGATGAAGTTGCGGCCTTCCGGCTCGCACATCATCTCGCGCGCCAGATCCGGGCTGTATGGCTGATCGAAACCACGCCAGTCGTGCAGGATATGCTTGTGAAGCAGCTTGCCGACCTCGACGGTACGGATATGCGGCGGAACGGGCGTTCCCTTGTAGGCGCGGGCGAGCCGCTGCTCCATGAGGGCAAGCGCTGTCTGGTAGGCGGGAAGATGCAGCGAGGAGACGTTGAACTCAGCCCCAGGGAAATCCGGCGACGGAATCCAGTCGCCTTTTTCCTCGCGCGACAGATCGGCTTTCACCGATGAAAGCTTGATGGTCATGACGATATCCTTTCGGGAGGATTGTGGCCGGAGCGCCCGAACGCTCCGGCCGTTCTGCGCAGAAACCAGTCTTTGTGAGGACTGATCAGTCCTGCTTTTCGGGAGCAGGTTCGGTTGACTGCCTTTCCCTGGCCGTCGGCGGCTTGGGATGATCGGAGGCCGGAGCGGCTTGGCCATCGTCGCGCGCTTTCTGCGCAAACTCCGGCGGCACCGGCGACGACAGGATGCCGGCGCGGAACGCGACCGCGTTCTTGTCACCCGTGTTCCACGGATCAGCTCGGAAATCGGTGAGAGGAAGGATCGGCTCGGGGCCGGATCCGGTCGGCTGGGCGGTTTTCTTGGGCTTGCGCATCAGGTTGCATCCGTCTTGGTGATGGTGATGGTCGCGGCCGAGCTCGGGTCATAGAAGCCCTGGAAAGGCACTTCGATGACGACAGGCTGGCCGTTTCCGGGAGCGGCGGGACCGCCGTCGAGGAACTTCGTCTTCGGCAGCGAGAATTCCAGCGTGTTGCCGGCGGCATCCTCGAGGGTGAAGCCGATCGTCACATCCTCATGATTGAGGATGGCGCTGTAGGCGGCCAGGCTCTCGAACAGCACCGTCATGGTACCGCTGACCTCGAACCGCCCGAGGCCATGGCCATACGGCGCGTAGGACCCGACAACATCGACCTGGTAGATATTGTTGGTGATGCGCAGGCTCATCGCCTGGACCTTTGGCGATGCCACCAGCGTGTCCGAGGTGATGGTCAGGTCCGCGACATTGAGCCCGGCGTTGAAATCTTCCGTGGTCGTTGCCGCCGTGTATGTCGCGCCGGCGATAATGGCGGTGGTCGGCGTCGGGCTGTCGATACCCATGATGCCCCACGATGCCTGCACCGGCGCACGCGAGCGCAGGTTGAGGTCGAGCGTGTTCCAACGGCAGCCTGTGTACCTGATATAGCTGTCGGTCGCGCCCTGCTCATAAGTGAATTCCAGCGTGCCGGCCTTGGGCGTGATGCCGTTCTTCAGGACGCCGGTCGAGAAGGTGGAGCACAGCAGGCGCTCAAGCCAGGTATTGTAGGTGTTGTACGAGAACCGGGTTTCGATCGTGCCGGTGACCGCGCGGCCGACATCGGTGATGCCGGGCACATTGCGATCGGCGCGGACCTCATCCGAGATATCGGTCTGCTTGTTGATGCGGACGCTGGCCGTCCGGTAACGCATGACCTGGAAAACCGGCGTGGCCGGAATTGCGCCGATCGTCGCTTCCGACACATCGGCCAAACGGACTTGACTGCCGTCAGCGAACGACATGGTGCTTCTCCTTTGCTCTCAGAAAGACCGGTCGAGCCGGGATTTAGGTCGTCGGTACCGACGTGATGTCGCGGCGGGTCCAGAAGATGGTTCCCGCGGTGGAATAGTAGTTCGGGAAGTCCACTCCAGGCGCACCCGCGCCGATGGACATTTCCGGCATGAACAGATTGCCGATCGGTCGCTCGCGGAAGAGATAGAGCAACCGGTTGGCGTGAACGCGCCCTGCCCTGCTGCCGCTGCCGCTCGGCGTCATCACATGCAGATAGGTGACCCCGCGTTCTTCCCATGCGTTCGCGCCAGGCGCGCCCATCGTGTCCTGATTGTAGGAATCGCCATAGACCTCGACGTACAGCCACGCTGGCGTGTTGGCGTCGATCAGGTCCTGCACGAATTCGTTTTCGTAGCGGACCGGCAATGCGCCAGCGCCGGCGGCATAGGTGTCGAGCACACCCTTGAACGCGTCGAAGGCTTCAGGGCTGGACATCAGTTCACCGGATTGATGATGATCGAGGGATAGCTCAACACACCGGATTTGCGGCTGATCCGGTCATTGCTGCCGCGACCTTTCAGCCGATACGGCATGTCCGAATGGATGCTGCCCGGGACATCCACGAACTTGGATGTGAAGGTGAACGCACCACTGAAGCGGCTGACCATTGCCCGGGCAGCTCCGGCGAACAGGTACCGTTCCGCGATGCCAAGCCGGCCGACCTCGGCCTTGCGGACATAGGGCTGGAAATTGGTGATGATGATCTCGGCATCGGGCCGGATCCTGGTGAAGTCGGTGACGACGGTGCGCCCGCCGACAACGACGATGAAGGAGGAAGCGAACCGGCCGGACTTGCGCGGCGACCGCTTCTGCAGTTCCGCCAGCGCCGCCTTGATGACCAGGTCCCAGTTTATGAATTCGTAGATGATCGCGCCGGGCGCCCGGTAGCTTTCCTCGGCGATGTCGGCGACGCCATTGACGATCCTGACATAGTTCGGCGTGGCCAGGCCTTCGGCGATGACACGTGCGACTTCGCGCTTGGCAAACGCCGCCACCGTCCGGTTGATCTCATCCGGTTCGAGGCCTGCGGTGGCCACGCGCAGATCGCGCTCGAAGAACTCGAACCCAGTCGCCATCAGCCCGCCACCGTCAGGTTGATGCGCACCACGACGCCGTTAACCGCGATCGGATCCGCGAACATGATCTGGCGCTGCTTGCCCTTGACGACAAGGAAGTCGTTCGTGCGCGGAATACGCGGATCGACAGCGCCTGGCGCGACGACATGGCCAGCCGGCCAGCCAGCGGCCAGGATCTGCGTCAGGGAGATCACCGCTTTCGAATACGCCTGTGTCGCCGTGCCGACGATCTCGGCCGCGCGCAGGCCACGGACGGAAGCGCGGACGGTGACATCCTTGTCGACGACAGGCGAACCTTCCTTGCGGCGCAGGGTGCAGTCCTCGCCGTGGGCGGCAAGCTGACTGTCGAGCGACGCGATGGCCTGGTCTGGCGTCATATGAAAACTCGCAGACCGTCAAGCAGCCGATCGCAAGTGCGTTCGATGATGCTGCTGGCCTGATCGGAGAGCGTGAACTCGCGTCGGCCAACGCCGTCGACCTCGTCGACACGCAGATAGAGGCTTTCGACATCGAGCGAAGCCATGTGCTGCACGGACAGGATGATCGCCTGGCGCGCACGCTCGGGAATGGCGCCGGTCTTGCCGTCGCCGGCGCCGTTGTAGCCGGCGTCATAGCGGATCCTGATCGCATCCGGCTCGCAAGCGATCGGCGGAAAGGAAAACCCGCGCGCCAGCCAAAGTTGATCATCGACCAGCCGATAGTTGGCGGTATCGACGGTCTGCACGACTTCCGCTCCGTCGAGATATTTCAGCGAGATATTGCCGATGATGGGCGGGCACGGCAGGCGCACGGCACGGCCACAGAACGCCGGGAACGTCAGTTCAAGCGTCTGCGGACCGATGGCCCGACCGAGCCAGCCGGTCGGACCATCGATCTCTTCGGTGACGGCCGCGATCATCGCCGCCACCGTGGCATCGTCGGCAGCGTGATCGCCGGCGATATCCGCCGGCGTGACGATGGGCGATGGCGGGATGATGACGCGGACGGCCATGGATCAGTCGACCAGGATGTGAATGGTGCCGGTCTTTGTCGCGCCGCCCGAAGCAATGACCACCTTCACGCGGTCGCTGGCGAGACCGATCTTGTCCTGCACAGCCACGCCACCGGCCGCATAAAGCGCAGCGGCGCCGGCCTGGGTATGCGTCGGGGCGCGAGGATAGCGGACGGCGGAAGCATTGACGGCGGCTTCGGCCCAGATGCTCTCGCCGGTTGCTTCTGCGGTCACGGTGAAGCCGACACCGTTCGCAAAGTCAGTTTTCACATACTGGATGCTGTGGATCTTGCCGGCGATACGCGGGCTGTAGGCCGTCGCGGCACCTCCGGCGTCCGTGGTGATGGAAAGCTTGTAACGACGCATGGTCTTCTCCTCAGATCGACGCCGAAGCGCCAGGTGACGGCCCCTACTGGGCCTTTGCTTTGGTCTTGCGACCGGTGATGACCTTGTTCGCCGGAGCGGCGCCTTCGGCCTTGTTTTCGGGGGCGGCTTCCGACTTCTCTTCAGCCGTCTCCAAAACCTCGAATTTGTCGGGATGCTGCTTGATCAGCTCCGCCCCATAGGCATCGCCGACCTCGAATTCCTCGCCGGGGCGAAGGCTGTCGGCCTTCACCGCGCTTATGCTGATCTGGTCGATTGACTTGAGTTTCATCGCTTGTCTCCTTCGGCTCATAGAGCGGGCGGCCGGAGCCGCCCGCCTTGATCAACCGAACGATCACGCAGCGAGCGCGGTGGCGAAGGCACCCTTGATGAAGCTCTCGGGGCGGTAGACCGCGAGAGCAAGGCGCTCCTCGGCACGGATGGTGACGAGGTTCTTGCGGAAATTGTCGCTGTCTTCGGTGCTCAACTCGACGTTCGCATCCTCGCGATCGAAGATCTGTGCGCCGAGCTGGAACGCCCCGGTCAGGAATCGGTCGACCGTCATCGCCTGGGTTTCCACGACAGGCAGGCGCCACAGACGCGGCTCGGTACCGTTCTGCGGGTTGGCGAAGAGATAGTCGCCAACGTCGGTCTTGGTCAGCTCGATATCCGCCCAGTCGGACGGATGCAGCACGATGCCGTTGGCTGGATATTCGGCCAAGAACGCCTGCAGGATCGCAAGGCGGATGACATCGATCTTGGTCAGGTTGCCGGCAGCAGTCGGATTGATCGGCGCGGCATAGTTGGTGGCTTGGGTATAAATGCCGTTCAGATCGGTGCCGGTACCGCCACCATTGAGGAGCTGGTTTTCCTCGACATACATCAGGCCGTAACGCAGGCGTCCGTCGATATAGGACTGGAGCTGCGGCACGTCGTCGAGGATCTGCTTGGTTGCCAACACCCAGTGCGCGATCGTGGTGACCGAAGTCGTCATGATGTCGAACTTGATGTCGGACTGCGGCTTGGCACCGCCCGCCGTTTCGGAAACGGTCGCCGCCGCGTTGGTGAAGCCGGTTTCCTTCACGTACTGAATGGCGTTCTTGTCGGTATTGCCGGGCGTGAGCAGATCACGGATCGTCATGCGACGTTGCGGCGGGGCGATGATGCCAGCGACGCGCTGCGGAACGATGAGATCGCCGGCGGAACCGTCGGCATCCGTGGTCAAGGCGGAGATGATCGCCTTGGTCGAAAAGCTGACGCTGCCCTTGGACTTCTTGGCGGCGAGGAATGCCTTGACCTCGTCATTCTCGGTGAACTGCTGACCGAGAGACTTGCGGCGCTCCGGAGTGCCGGGCGTGCGCGCCATCTTCTGCTCGATCTCGGTCAGGCGCGCCGAAATCTCATTGTGCTTGATCAAGGCTTCATCGGCCGCCTTTTTGGTCTCTTCGGTGACCTTGCCGAGGTTCTTTATCTCGGTCGATGTCGTCTCGGCCTGCTTCTTGACGATGTCGGCGGCGTCTTTCAGTTCGATCGCGAGCTTTTCGAGATCGGCGGCACCACCTGCTGCTGCGGTGGCAATGATCATGCCACTGTGACCGCCGAGCGGGTCGAAGCCGACGACGACAAGGAAAACGGCAAGCGCTACGCATGCCAGGATGCCGAGCGCGAACGCCCGGTTACGGGTCATCTTCATGGGAGTGTTCCTGTTCTGTTTAGAGGGTCTTGAAGCCGTCGACAGCGGCGCGCAGCGCCTTGAGTGCCGATTCAGCTGGTTGGCTCGCCTCGCCCTCGGACTCACTCCGAATGGCCTTCGCATAGCCGACAGAGGCGATCTGTACGGCCATGGCTTTCGGGACCCCTGCTTCGCGCAGGATGTCCTCGAATTCTTTCACGGGCATGGGGTCGCCATCGCGCAGGCGGCGAACGAATTCCTCCATGACTTCCGATTTCACGGATTCGACGCGTGCCCGGCGATTGGCCGGAAACGACACGATCGACACCTCGAGGAGATCGAGCTTCACCAGCTTGCGTGGGCCGCCATTCTCCGACGGCGTCGTATCGACCTCACGGTAGCCGATCGAAAGACCCTGTATGGCGCCAGCCTTGAGCAGGATCTTGGCTTCGTCGGCCTTCTGGACGCCGCCGAGCAGGCGGCCCTTGCCCCACAGGCCTTTCTTGTCTTCGGCCATGTCTTCCCAGACGCCGATCGGCGTCCACGGATCGTGCTGCCACAGCATCAGGGGTGAACTGCCCTCGCGCTTGTGGCGCACAAGGCTCTCAACGAAGGCACCGGGCTCCACGCTCTCGTTGTAGCTGTCGCGAACCCCGAAGACGGACCCATAACCTTCGAACGTGCCGTCATCCGACACATCCTTGACCTGTAGCGGGAAATCTTTGGTTTTCATGGCCGTCTCCTAGATCGGTTCGCCAGGCGCGGGCTGAACGGCGCGCGGCGGGGTTTTGCCAAGCATGTCGAGAGGCAGGAGGTTTGATTGGACGGTGAGAACGTCGCCACCGGGAAGCGGCGGATCGTTTTCCCGACGGCGCATCTCATTGCGGGTCTTCAAACCGTTCTGAGCCTGCACGGAGTACAGTGCTGCACGGCCCTGGCTATCGGCACGCAACAGCGCGTCCACATTGTGTTCTACGTAGAACTTTGACCGGTCGACCGCCGTCATGAGCTGCTTTTCAATCGCCTGCTCGACGCGCTGAAGTTCCGGTCCGAGGTAGAGCGTCAACCAGGCAAGATTGATCGATTCGACGCCGGTTCCCCACATCGTCTGGCCTTGGGCAGCATGGCCAATCAGGATCGGAAACACGCCAAACCAGCGGCATATCTCCTCGACATGGAAGCCCCGTGTCTCCAGGAGCTGAGCATCTTCCGGCTTCATGCTCAGCTCTTTGAAGCTGAAGCCGGGCGGGAGTGGCATAACCTTGCCGGCGCGCTCAGATCCGGAGAACTTGTCAAACAGTTCGACCAACTCTTCGCGCTGCTTCTGGTTGGTCTTGGCGTTCGGCTGGTCTTCTGCAAAGCCCGAGACCTGCAACCCGTTTGCGAACGTACGCCCCGCGACTTCGTCTGCGGCAAGGGCCGTTCCCAAGGTCTGCCTTCCGTATGAGATCGGCGACAAGCCAACCAGGCCACCGGTCCCGAAGCTGCGAAGGTGGAAAACCTTGTCTTCGCCCCAATCATGAAATCCAGTGACCGGATCATAGTACCGATAACGTCGTGAGCCGTCGGCGGCGCGGTACGGATGCGTGTTGTCCGGATGCATCGGGACCAAGGCAACCAGGCGCTGCCCCATGTATACCTTCTCGGCATAGGCATTGCCGCGTAGGTCCATGCACGCGAACTGACCCTCCCAGAACTCCATGGCCGTCTGGTTGGCATTGGGACTGTCGTGAAGGAGCGAATAGAGCGGGTGATCGTCGATCACCAATCCCGAACCTCTGGTATGCACTTTCAGAGGCAAAGAGCCGCCAACACGGCTCTTAAGCCGAATGCAAGCCCATGCTGTTGCCAACTGAAGCACCGCATCTGGCGTCGTCGCTTTGCCGGCCCATGAATCGTGTGAGCCGCGACGCGAATTCTCGGGATCCCGCACCTTCAGTGCCGGCTTTGACCACCACATGGAAAGCCAGCTCATGCCGCCATCACTCCACCGCGCAGGTATTCGTCGAGGTCGACCGGTTCTTCAGCGGAGATGGCCAGGCCACAAGCCATGATCGCAGCAACGATGCCGTCGATCTTTTCTGCGCTGCGCTTCTTCGTCGGGACGAAGTTCATGTTTTCGTCGAAGCGCACAGCGGTGTTGCCGGCCATCCAGCGCATGACGGGGTTTCCTCCATGGTCCAGCTTCCCGAAGGAAACGAGGCTTTCGAAGAACTTGGTCGGCTCGCCGAGCGTCTGGTGTCCCTGTCGCATTTTGAGGAACAAGTCCTCGGGTGCGCCGTCCTTCACCAGGTCTGTGTAGAGCTTGGTCGCGTTCCAGCTGTCGTAACCGATCGCGGCCACGTCGAAGGCCTCAAGCCCTTCCAGCACCGCCTGCTTCACATAATCCTGGTCGACATAGTCGCCGGGCGTCGTCGTGATGGCGCAGAGCTTCTGCCAGCGATCGTAGGAAACCCGGTCGTTCTTGACCCGCCTTTTGATGCTTTCTTCTGGCACCCAGAAACGGCAGACCAATTTCCATTTGGGGTTTTCGGCATCGGGCGGAAATGCCCAGACGAGAGCAGTTATGTCGTCGGTCGACGAGATGTCGAACGCTCCGAAGCAACGGCGGCCGGCGAGCCCAGCGGCCCGCATCTTCTCACCGAAGTCTTCGCCATCCTTGACGACATACGCCTGCCATCCGGTCTTATCGGCGGTGCATGCGTCCCACTTCTTCAAATTCAGCCAGCGGGTGACCGCGTCAATCCACTGGTTGAGATGGTAGCAGCGGAAATGCGCTTCCGCGCGCGGGTTGTCGGCGGCAAGCGCGGCTTCGCGCCGCAGGAATTGCATGGTCGGCGAGATGCCGAGCGAAGGGTTCGCCAGAGACCAGATGCTTTCGTCGCGCCAGTCAGCTTCCTGATCGACGGCGAAGATCACAACCAGTGAGGTCGGATCGTCGATACGCCCGTCGAGAATGGCGTTCGATTCTTCCCATAACGCCCACCCGGTCTGGTTTGTCTTGAGACCGGAGGTCGAGGCGTAGAGCTCGATCGGCTCGAGGCGGGCGCCGGTACCTTGGCGCAGCGTGTTGGCGAGTTCGGCGGTATGCCATTCGTGCATCTCGTCGCCGACGATGACGGTTGGGGAGCGACCGTGCTTGCCTTCCGGCTTTCCCGACAGCAGTTCGAACATGGCCCGGATTTTCGGGATCCATATCGATTTCTTGAACGCCTGCCCCTTGTCGGCCAGCGCCGGCGACATGGCGAGCATGGCCTTCATCTTGTCGAAGACGATCTTGCCCTGCTTTTCGTCGCGGGCGAAGGCGTATCCTTCCCCGCCGACGACACCGTCGAGAATGAAGAACAGCAGCGCCAGCGCGGCCAGGAATTCCGATTTGCCATTCTTGCGTGGTACCCACAGCAAGAGCCTGCGGAATAGACGAACCTGCTCGGTGTGCGGCGCCGACTGCTCATCGTCGACGATCTCAACCGGTATTTTCCAGCCGACGAGCAGCCGAACAATGACTTCCTGCCAGAGTGTCAGCCGAAATGGCTTTCCGGCGAAGCGGTCGAGCGTCAGCCGGAAGATGCGCGGGAACAGCGCAACCGCGGCGTCGGCCTTGCGTTCGTCAAACCAGGCGCCAGCCTGCGATGCCGCACGGCGCCACTGGATCCTCGCCCATTCCCAGCCGCGCGCCACTGCGTCGAGCACCCATTGCGGTTCCGGCCACAAGAGATGCCCGGCAGAGGCGGCTATCGCTGCAGCCGACGTCTCGGCAATCGGCATGTTCAGTTCGCACGGCCGGGAGGCGCGGAATCGAAGCCGGCGAGAAACCCGATGGGATCATCTTCCGGCGATGGTGTGGCTGTTGGCGTCGTTGCCGGTTGAGGCTGCTGTTCGCTCTGGCTGTTGCGCTCGAACAGCGGCAGGACGCCATGCGAAAGCGCCTGGTCGCGCATGATCTTGTAACGCGTGTCAGGTCGCATACCGAAAGCTGCCTCGGTCTCCCGCAGCATCTTCTCCAGGTCCTGGCACGCCTGCCACGCAGGATGGCGCTTCTTCGTCGGCTCGCCGTTCGTGCCCACGGTATCGAACCAGGTGCCTTCCTTCTGCACGGCGAGATCGGCGGCAATCCATTCGACGATGTACCGGCAATAACGACCGAGCGGCACCGCATCGAGTTCGCTGACGAGGTTCAGCTTTGCCAGCCGCGGCGCGAGATCATTCCATATCTCGGTCGCTTTGCGGCTGCGCTTCAACCATTTCGGCGGGCGGACATTGCCGATCACGATCGGCGACGGCGCTGCCGTCTTTGTCTCCGAACGGATCGCCTGCGCTTCCTTCTGCGACATGCGCTTACCCGGTGCGCCTTTCAGCGCCTGCTGTTCAGCCGTTTCCGGCTTTCTGCCGCGCGCCATAATCGACCCTCCGGCCAGACTGGGGGCCTCCTACCCAGCCCGGAAAAAAACTTTCAGCGAATTTCGCGGCGATGCACGTGAGCACACCCACCGGTCTAGGCCCTCAGGGCGCCTGACTTTTGACCCGCCCCCCCATCCTGCCGCTCCTGGCGCTGCTTCTCGCTGGAGTGGCAGCGCCACGGCGCCTGGTCGCAGAGGGACTGGAATGGCCCGCTCCAGAAGCGGCCGGGATCGCCACCATGCCGTTCGATGTGGTCGCACACGGTGGCGGCGGTGATCCGACCGTGCTTCATGCAGTTGCGGCAAAGAGGCTCTTCGGCAAGCTGATCAGCGCGAAGCTTCTGCCATCGTGCCGTCTTGTACCAGCGACGCCATGGCTGCTGATCACGGCCGCGATCGTAAAGCCTTGTCGCATCCTCACGAGATGGAAGATGCGAGGGACGGAAGGTCCTCGGCTTGTTTGCCATGCTGTGTGTGGAATCTTATCCATTGCGGGGAAGCTGGGTTGCCTCCCCTGGGGCTGATGGCGCGGTCCACCTGTTCGGCGTGCGACTCTTTCAGCTCGTCCTGGGTGGGATTCGCTAATCCAGTTTCGTCACTTCCGCAAGAGCGAAGCCGATCGGCGTCTTGCGACCAAATATGTCGACCTCGACCTGCACCTTGTGCTTGTCGCCAAGCATCAGCACCACAGCCTCGAAGCCGGCGAACGGACCACTGTCGATCGACACCTTGTCGCCTGCCTTCAGCGCATTGGTCAGCACTGCGATCGCATCGGGGTCGTTTTCGATACGTGCTTGGAATTTAAGGATTTCCTGTTCGCTGACCGGGCTTGGACTATCGCAGCCGCCGATCGGACCGAGCACGCCAGAGACCGTCCGCAGACCTGCCCATGTCGCTGCGCATGACACCACCTTGACGAAGATGTAGCCCGGAAAGGATGGCACCCGAACAGGTTCCAAAGACTGATGCTTGCGGCGTCCGCGCCGCTTCGGCTCGCTCTGCGTGTGCAGCATGACGCGCTCGACATTGGCATCTTCCAGCAACTTATCCACAGCAATGTCGGCGCGATCCTCGACCCGGAGCACGTACCAGCGAGCCTCCGGACCGTCCTGACCAGCCGCGGCGAGCATCGCCTGCTCGCGGCGCGTCAATGCGATTCGCCGATCGCTCTTCTGCCAGGCGCGGTCGACATTGATCACCTCGCCCGTCGAGCGATCCACCCAGACGTGCTCCCGATCATTCAGCCGCTTCACGTCCGCCCGCATCATGCTGTCCTCGCACCGCCTGTTCGAAAGCTTCCAGTCCGCCCGGTCCGCCAACCGGGAAGTAGACACCGCGCATCGTTCCGGGATCTGGCAGCCAAGGCCAGCCGCGCAGCTCGTGCTCGAGCTTCCAGGCTTCCCAGCATTCGGTGCCGACCGGCACGAACTCGCAGAGCTTGCCGAGCCGTTCCTCTTCCGGGCCGAAGCTGTGGATGCCGAGGCCGCGCGTCTCGGCGGCAAGGTGCAGCCCGTTGACCATCGGCCATCCGCTGCGCATCCGGTTGCCGCGCTCAAGCGTCTCGCGGTTCAGGGTTCCAGCCTCGATAGCCCGTTCCTCCCAGCCCTTCAGCGGCGCCGGTTCAGCCTTCGCCCCGGTGACCAGGTCGCGCATGCGGATCGCCGCCCACACCGGGCCGAAGGCCGGCGCATAGGCTGGTTTCTCAGGCGCTTCCGGCTTCGGCCCAAGCCGTTCCCAGCGCTTTTCCGAGAGGTACACGCCGAACGCGCATCGGCCCTTGGTCAGCTTCTCGGCGGCGAGGTAATCGGCCATGCGGTCCGCCGCCATCTCGCGTTCCGCAGGCGTCAGCGCCATCGCCGCCGCGAACGCCGTCTTGCCGCTGTCGGCAACGAAGGTCGGCCAGGTCGGGTGAACCCGCTTCAGCCATCGCTCGACGGTTTTCTGTTCGTCCCGGTCGCGCTCGCGCTCTCTCTCACCGGAGGGATCAAGGGAGGGGTCTGGAGGGGTTGGGTGACTCAGCTTGTCACCCTTATCCGTCTCCGGTGTCACCCTTGGGGCGTCGCTGGTGTCACCCTTTTCCTCGCTTTCGAAGGGTGACACGGTGTCACCCTTATTCTCAGCACGATTGCCGGCCACCAGCGACCATCCGCCTTTGCCGAGAAGCTGCAGCACATCGAGGTCGAGCGCGTATTCATTGGTGCTGCGCGGCCCCTTGCCGCCCTCGCGCACCAGCCTGATCAGGCCGATGTCAAGGAACGCCTTCAGTTCGCGCTGCACCTGGCGCGTCGAGCATTGCGCCGCGCGCGCGATGGTGGAGATTGCCGGGAAGATGCGGCTACCGTCATCCTCACAGGCGTCGATCAGCTTCAACAGCACCAGCTTTCGTGCGCAGGTGCCCATGTCGGCGCGGAAGCCTATGCCAAGCAGGAATGCGCTCACGCTTACGCCTCTCTCTTGCGTCGCGAACGCGCAACGTGTTCCAGCTTGGCGATCACCATGATGGTCGGCTTCAACTCCGCTGGCGCCCGGTCATAGTGGCGCCCGGATTTGCCATTGAGCCGAGGCAGCAGCCCGAGCGGCACCGGTTCCCAATTCGACGGATCCGTGTTCGAGCGGTCGCCATCGAGGCTCTTGAGAACGTGACCATCCGGAATGGCGCCACGCTGCTGTTCCCAAAGCCAGCGGTGCTTTTGCACGCGAGAAGTCGGCGCGCCGGTGTAGGGATTTGTCTGATCGACGATGATCCAGACGTAGCCGTCATCGCCGACAGATTCGTGTCCCGCACCGCGGAATGTGTGAGGCTGCTGCCCCTTCTTGAACTGGGTTTTGCGCGCGTTCGGATGCCGACCACCCTTTCCAGGCGGGCATACCTTGCCTTTGTTGTGGGAGACCTGACCCTTCTCGAACTGTCCGCTACGGCCGGTCTTCCAGCCCATGCGCTTCCGCAAGCTGTGCAGCTTGGCTGGCGTGACATCGTTCCGTCCGAACGCTTCACGGAAGCCAGCGCACCAGGCATTGATCTCAGTGGTGCAATTGTCGCGCAGCCACTCGATCTCGGCAGCGCTGTAGCGGCTGTGGCGCCCGGCAAGCCGTCCAGGTTCACGCCCGACCTTCCATCCCTTGCGCTTGCGGAGCCCATGGAGATGCGCCTGTGCTACGTCAGGGCGGCCGAATTCGTTCTGAAACGCGCGATGATAGTCGCTGATGACCATGGCGCGATGCTGCTCAAGCCATCGCATCTCAGCGGCGCTATAGGCGATCCGGGCTCCCCTCACGGCTTGCTCTCCGGGCCGGCGATCATCGGCAGGTGTTTCATGAAGCGGTCGCCGTGCTTGGCGACGAGGTCGCAGGCCTGCAGCGTCAATCGTGCATTGTCCACGATTTTATCCGCGACCTTGACGATGGCGTCCGCGCGGTCGACCTCGCTCGAAATCTGCTCCGCCGTAAGGTCTTCGTTCGCCAGCCGTTCGAGCTGCATGAAAAGATGGTCGTTTAGATCGGTGAGCCGGTTTTTCATCTCTGCGCCTTCAGCCATGCGGCGAAGTCGGTGCGCAGCGCTTTCCACGCGTCGCTGGCCCGTCCGCCTTCGTTGATCTCTTTTCGGGAGGTGACGCCGAGGATCGAGCGCACCTTCTGTGCCACGCGGTCGTCGGTCAGCGGGCGTTCCAGCCCGTGACGCTCTTCGAGAAACACCTTGAAGGCCGGCTCCTGGCACTTCATGGCGCATTCGGCGGCGTAGTTTTTCGATTCGCTGGCCGCCGGCTCACCCTTGGCCGCGTTGCGCCGTGGCGGCTCGCCCCTCAGCGCGCGAATGGTGCCGAACGCCTCGTCGAGCAGCCGCAACAGGAAGCGCACCGTGTCGGGCACGTTGCAGACGAAGGCGATCTCGTCGGGCGTCGCGGCGTCGAAACGCAACATCACGAACAACTCGCCCATCTCGCCGCGCGCCTCGATGAAGGCGCCGCCCTCGCCATGCACGCGCGTCCAGTCGCCCGGCGCGATATCGGCCATGGCCGTGCGGATGGCGCGCAGCTTGGTAGCATCGGCAAGGCGCCGGTCGGAGATCGCAGCCGGGGCGTTCATGGCATGCGTCCATGCCGACACATCGCGCGGCGAAGTCCATTCGCCGCGTTCTCCAGCGATTTGCGCGCCGCAATCTCGCCTGGTCCATACTTTGCCTGCGCCAGTCGGTCGGCGGCGCTGGCAACCACGCGGCACGCTTTCATGATGTCACGATCAGCCTCGCCTGCCTTGGCCCTGGTCGCCGGCAGCGTCTCGGCCGCGATGCGCTCGACCTCCGCCATCAGCATTTCGCGAACGACCGGCGCCAGCTTGCGAGCCAGGGGATCGACCTTTTGCCCGATGACGCTCATGCGTCACCCGTCGCGAATTTGGCCATCACGTCACGGTAGTGGTCCAGGACCTTGGACAGATCGGCCGGCGCCAGTCCGTCCGAACTGCGCACCGCCAGGCACAGCGAGACGCGCAGTTCCACGAACGCCATGCCGGCCTCGAAACCCGCTCCACGGCAGGCGGCGAGGATCACCTCGTGATACTTGAGCACCACCGAATCCGGCATGCGCAGCAGCACGTCGGCGCGTTCACGGTCGCCGTCGGCATCGTGCAACTGGCGCAGGATCGGCAGCATGGAATCGGTCATGGACCGTCTCCTGTTTCACATGGGACAGATGGTGTAACCAATTGCGCCGCAATGCTTTTCAGCGTCACGTGCCGGTGCGGCGGGCGCTCCAGATAGGCATAGGGATCAAGCCCGGCCATCTCGCACAGCATCAGGAAATTGCCGGCCGAAAGCGTCTTGCCGTTGATCGCGCGCGACAGCATCGCGCGGTCGGTGTCGGGCCATTGCTGCTCGGCCCGGCGCAGCGAATAGCCGAGATCGTTCAGCCGGTCCTGAAAGGCATTGGCGAAGCGCAGGAAGGCGATGTCAGCCATTGCGCGGCTCCCGCAGCTTGCGGTCGAGCGCGCGTTTCAGCCGCTTCATCTCGCGTTCGGTCTCGGTATCCGGCTCGCGCTGCCTCACCTCGGGATAGTGCGTGTCGCCGCGCAGCCGCTTGGCCTCGATCGCGGCGGCGTAGCAGCCGGCGGAATTCTTGTCGGGATCGTATTTCGCGCGCCTGGTCATTCCGCCGCCTCCACCGCATCGGTGTCGGCAATGCCCAGCATGTCGAACATGGTCGGAATGGCGCGCTTGGCTTCCGCCTCGCGGCAGTAGCGCAGCCCGTCGCGGAAATAGGTCTCCGAAAGCTCCGATGCCTGGCCGCGCCGCCCTTTCAGGATGGCGCGATAGGGCACCGTCATCAGCCCGCCGAACGGGTCATAGACGATGTCGCCCGGTTCGCTGTAGCGGTCGATCAGCCGGTCGACGATGTCGAACTGCAGCGGGCAGACATGCTTTTCGAGATTGCGGAACGCCTGCTGGCCGTTCAGCGTCAGCATGCGCACCACGTCGGTCCAGATCGCCGGATGCTTCGACGGCGGATCGAGTGTCATGTAGGTTTTCGACAGGCTGTCGCGCGCCGCCAGTTCCTCACCCAGCCGCACATGCTGCTCGAAATCGTAGATCGCTTCCTCGCTGACCTTCTGGAACAGCGCGCGCAGCGGCTTCGGCCCGAGCCGCACCAGCTCATCCGTGGTCAGCAGGCGCTCGCCCGAGGATGGCCAGAAGGCGTGCGCGTCGAGCTGCCAGCGTGCCAGCGTGTAGCCGCTGTCCGGCACCTGCGGGCGCCGGTCGCCATCGCTCCAGCGCTCCTGCTTGCCGTCGCCGGCAATCACCAGCGGCTTGGCATGCGCCACCGGCTTGTCGGCATAGCCGCGCGACAGGTCGCTCTGCGGCCGGCGGAAAAGCAGGACATATTCCGGACAGCCGACGCCCATCTTGGTGGCGTCCTTCATCATCTCGGAATAGGTCAGGCGATAGGTCTGGTTGTTCTCCTTCACCACGTCGGTGGCGATGGTGATCATGCCCATGTACTGAAAACCGTGCTTCAGATAGTGGAAGATCGCCTCGGCGTGGAACGGCGACACGGTCGGCACGCCCTCCCCGGTCACCGAACCGAACAGCACCCGGTCCTTGACATGGATGCAGGCCAGCCGGCCGGGCTGCAGGATGCGCAGCAGTTCCGGCGTCAAGAAATCCATCTGCGCCCAGAAATGGGCGTTGTCGTCGGTATGGCCGAAATCGTTATAGCTCGCCGTGTACTCGTAATGATTGGCGAACGGGATCGAGGTGACGATCTCGCCGACGCTGGCGCTGGCCGTCTGGCGCGCCTCCAGCACAGCGTCATTGTGGGCAATGACAAAGCCCTCGCCGCGCTCCTCACGCCGGCGCACGCCGATCGAGCGCGACAGCACGTCGTCGAGCGGCAGGCCGTCGAGCCCATAGCGGCGGATGATCTCGGCCATCCGCGCCATCAGCCGCTCATGCTCGGCCCATTTGCCTTCCAGGTTGCGGCGCACCTCGCGCTCGGCTTCCGAGAAGACGATGTCGATGCGGCATTCTTGGCGCTGGCCGAAGCGTACGATGCGGTGCACGGCCTGGATGAAATCGTGGAACTTGAAGCCGACGCCGACGAAGATCGCCCAGTGGCAATGCTTCTGGAAATTGTTGCCGGCGCCCGACATTTCCGGCTTGGTGGCGAGGTATTTGAACTGCCCGTCCTTGAAGCCGATGGCGTTCCGTTCGTTCGCCTCCAACCCCTGCGTGCCGTAGATCGAGCGCACGCCCGGCACCGCCGCCTCGATCGCGCGCCGCTCATCCTCGAGGTCGTGCCACAGCAGCGCGTGCGAGGCCGGATCCTGCGCGATCAGTTCCGACATCTTGGCAATGCGTGCCGCCAGGCTGTCGCGCTTGGCGGCACTCGCCTGCGTCACGCCAAGCGCGGTGTTGCGGATCAGCAGGCCCTGCCCGTCGCGGTCATAGCCGGCCGTCGAATGGTCGATCGGCACCTCGTGCCAGTTGACCGCGACGGCCGGCAGCACATAGCCGTCGTCGGGAAAACCGAGATCGGCCGGCGACTGCAGGAACACGGCCCAGCTGTGCACCCACAGCCAGAACTCGTCTTCCTTGTGCGGGAACAGCGTCAGGTCGCCGGCAGATTCCGAATTGCGCTGGAAGAAGCGCGTCAGCGCCTGGCCGGTATCCATGATGCCGAGGAAGCCGGCATAATGGATCAGCTCCTTGGTCCGGTTCGGCGACGGCGTTGCGGTGGCGACGAACTTGAAGCGCACCGAGGAAAACAGCGGCAGGAACGTCTGGAACGTCTTCGTGCCATAGCCGCGCAGCACGGCCGCCTCGTCCAGGCTGGCGGCGACGAAGCGCGAAGCGTCGATCTTTCCGGCGAGCACGCTCTCGTAATTGGTGAGGTAGATCGTCGCGTCGTCGTCGATCTCGGCATCGCTGCGAATGAACTTCAGCGTGACGCCGAATTCGCCCCGGAACCGCTCCGCCGCCTCGGCGAAGAACTCGTGCCGGACGCCCAGCGGAATGACGATCAGTCGCAAGCCAGGCGCAAACTTGCCGACAAGGCGCATCAACTCGATCTGCATGAAGGTCTTGTGCAGGCCGAACGACGCGAAGATGGCGCGGCTGCCGCCCTTCAGCGCCCAGCGCACGATCGCCCGGCAATGCGGCGCCCCGGCCGGGTTGACGTCTTCCGACACCACGTCGAAGCCGTCGGCTTTCGCCAGCTGCATCTTGCCGCGCAGGAAAGTCAGGTAGGGATCGTCGATGACAAGCGCACTCATGCCGGCACCGCCTTGCGCTTCCGCTTGGGCAAAGGCGCGTGGTCCTGCTCCGCAGACACAGGTTTGCCGCCACCACGCTTGCGACCGCCAGTTAAGCCGGGCGATGCGGGACGCTGGCGGTCCTCCACATCATCGCCCCTACTAGCCGGATCGCCGGAAGCGGCGACTACCGCGCCATCCGCTTCCTCCCCGACGTTCGCTACGGGATTCGCCTCATACCCCCACGCATCCCAGCCCGGACGGGGCGAGCGGCAGAACATTTCCAGCCGGGCAATGCCGGGAAACAGTCGCTCGATCGTCTCGGCGAAGAAGTCCGGCTTTGCGGAATGCTTGCCCTTACGCTCGCGGTGCACGGTTTCCGGCTGCGAGCCGGGCAAGGGCGCGGCGACGTCGCCGCGGCGGCCGATGAGCAGGATTTCGTGCCGGTCGCGGCCCCAATAGCCGGTGCCGGCGACTTCCTTGTCCCAGATCCAGTGATGCACATAGGTGAAGCCGCTCGCTTCCAGAACCCGCAGACCGTCGAGCAGCATCGGATTGGTTGCCCATAGGAACAGCACGGCGTGTTCGCTGAAAGGATCAAGGTCGCGAAACAGCGCGATGATCTCGTCCGTCGTCATGGTCGGATAATGGTTTTCCGCGCTCTTCTCACGGCCTGTTTCTTCGGAGCGAACGCCGAACTTCCACGGCGGATCGGCATAGACCACCGAAAAGGTGCGCTGCAGCTTGCCCGGCGCCGTCGAGCGGCCATTGGCCTTGACCATGTCCATATGCGTCAGGCGCACGGCATGGCGCAGCCGCTGCCGCTCGGCGCGTATCTCTTTCGCCCGCGCCACGATCTGCTTTTCCTCGCGCGCCAGCACCTCGCGCTGCGCCTCGACCGCCAAGTCCGACAGCGCCTCGCCAGCATGCACGGAAACCCGGCCGTCACGGATCGCCTGCACCAGCTCATCGGCGCCATGGTCGCGGATGCGCTTTGCAGCGGCCACGGCGCGCTCGGAAATGGACAACCGGCGCGCGGCTTCCCGGGTCTGCAAATTTGCAGACCCAGCCGTCGCCTGGTTCATGCCGAAATCCCAGTCGACGATCTGCGCCGCCACCATGGCGCGCTGGCTTTCAGACAGGTGCCGGCGATGCAGATTGAGCGACAGCACGAAGCCGAGCGGATCGGTGCCGTCATAGTCGGTGAGGACCGGCTCGACATCGGCGAAACGGCAGGCGGCATAGCGGTTGCGCCCGTCGAGGATCTTGCCGTCCAGCAGTACGATCGGATGTCGCTGGCCATAGGTCACGATGTCGTCGGCCAGTTCGCCGATCTCCTTGTCGGACAGCATCGGAAACAGTTCGGCGAGCGGATGCGGCTGCATGTCGGTCATGCCAGCTCCGACTTATCTTGCTCGAAGCCGGCATCGCGCATCGCGCCCTCAATGCGCGATCTGGCGTCTTCCAGTTGTCGCAGAATGCCGGAGAGCCCTGCCCAGGTTTCGGTCAACCCACTCCTGCGCACGGCCAGTATCGCGCGCGCCAGCGGCTTGAGATCATAGGGATCAAGAGGCGCGCCAAGGACCTCCTCGAGTTCCGCCAGCCTCGTAGCGGCGCGAGATTTCAGTTCGCCACGGCTTCGCAGCTCCTGTTCTACGCGCCGCTCGACCAGCGCTTCGCGCTTGGCTTCCTCCTCGGCACGCACCTTCTGATGGATTTCGGCCAGAAGCTCATTGTCGCGGTCACCGGCACGCCGCACCAGAGCAGCCATGAAACCGGCGGTGGGGGGCTCAGGGCTCATACGCGCCGGCCTCACCGCTTCGCGCAGGCGTCCGTCCCTGAACGTGAAGTGACCCCAGCCCGGAGGCAACTCGTCAGCACTGACGAGATTTGCCGGTGTAACAAGCGACCAGCGGTGACAGAACCGGAAGATCGATTGCGATTTGGCCGGATCAGCCAGCTCTCGCAGCCAGTCGCCACGACTTATCTTGATTTCGAATCCATGGACCGCATGCCCTGTGGACGGCCATATGCCGATCGACACGGCGTCTGCGTGCCGGGTAACGCGGGTGCCTGTATCATCCCCGACCTCGAAGAAGATCTGATACCCGTTGCCACCGAACTTCGTTTTCAGCGCGAGCTTGATCTCGACGGAGGTCGCTTTCGCAACTGAGCCTCGCCCGCCAGCAAGAGGAAGCGCATCCATTATCAGGCCAGCCTTTCCAGAACGCGGGTCGCTGCACGCTCTGCCGGCGTGCCGCGCCCTTCGCTCAGGCTGCGGTGAAAGGTGCAATAGGATCGCCCCGCAAAGCCAGGAAGCCAGTCGCTTTCCGAAACCTCGGCGGCACAAAAGCGCGTCGCGGCTCCGTCACCGCGCAGCGGGAACCGGCACTGATGGCTGTCCAGGTCAGCGAGGATTCTGCCAAGGCCTTTGCAGCCTTTCGGCATCGGCGCATCGACGCCCGCAAGCATGTCGGCGACCGTGCGCATCAGCGCCTCGCCATGCTGTCGGTCGGCTTGCCGCCGGCCGCGATATGGGCGTCGTAGAGTTCGCGCCGGACGCTGGACGTCAGCGGTGCGCCGTCTTGATCGACGAAGTAGCAATCCAGATCCTCGTCGATCAGCAGATCGTAGGTCGGCGCGCACGTCGCGCAGAGCGTGCCGGACTCGTCCGGATATGTCGGCGCATCGTCGTCAATTGGGCTGGCGCAGGCCAGGCAGGTGATCCGACGATCCATCACTCGCCCCCCACCACCTTCAGCCCGCCGGCGGCGCGGGCGCCGGCCAGCACCTTGCGGTATTCGGCGGCGGCGTTCTGCAGCTTGGCCAGCGCGCGGTCGATCTGGGCGCTTTCGGCGGGCGTCAGCTTGCCGTCGGCGAAGGCGATCGCACCCTCGGTCATCACGTCGCCCATGCTCACCACCGCCTCGGCATGCGCGGTCATCACGCTGCCATTGGCGGCGACCGCCTCGACTTCCGCCACGCTGCGCCCACGCGCCTGGGTGATCGCTTCGCTCATGTCGAAGCGGCCGGTCTCCTCCTCGAGGGCGAAGATGGCGTCGAGGGGCATCAGTTCCGAACTGTCGGAATTGGCCCATCGCCCGACGGTCGACTTGCCGTAGGAGCAGACGGCGGCGGCGCGCTCGATGCCGCCGGCGGCGGCGATCAGGTCGCGCTGTTTGGCCTTGAGCAGGAAGTGGCGGGCATTGGCGTTCGGAACCATCGTGGCCTCCCTTTCAAAATTCGACGCAAAAGGTTTCCCGCGCCGGGAAATCCCGGCGTCGTTTCCCGTGGCGGGAAAGGTTTTTCGGAGTCAGAAAGCGGGCGTCACGTCATGGAGGCCCGCAAGCAGATGCACTCATGGTCCGCCACCTCGGAATCGGTTCGCCGCCTGGCGCGCATGCGCCGGTATGTCGGCCAGCTCGTCGCCGAGATCGGCAACGGCACGGGCCAGCGCCCCTGCCCCGATCATCGTGGCGTATTCGGTCAGTGCCAGCGCCACGGCGCGCTCGTTGGAGCAGCGCTCATAAGCGGCGACCGCGCGCACCAGGACCATCACATGGTCGGGCAGCAGGATCGCGTTGCTTGTGTGCGAAAGCGCGCCGGCGGAAGGGGCAACAACTGCCGGCGCGGTGTCCTGTCCGGCGGGGTGGGCCATCGGGCAGGATTCGGTGCAGGAAGAAAAAGCCGCCGAGGCGCGGAGGTCCGATGCCTCGGCGGCAGCAACTGCGCGGTCGGGCTCTTGGGGAACCGGCGCAGCGGGGAATTCATAATCGGCGGCGGCGATCGAGCGCGGCACGAGACGATCGCCGAAACCAACGCCGGCAAGCCGCGCGCCGCGATCGGCGAGAAATGGCGAGGCGAGGCGCGTCTTGATCATGCGGCCACTCCCGAAAAAGCTGCCCGTTCCGCGCGGCAGCGGAACGGGCTACCTTCCATGGAATCGCCAAACCCCAGGGAAGGATTGCCGGAATGCAAGAGCCCGAGAAGACGCCCGCCTATATCAATTCTGCCTTGGAAACCATGCAGCTGCTGCTCAACCTTACGGTCACGCAACTGCCGGAGCGCGCCATGCAGGCGATCGTTCACGAAGGTCGCTTTCATTCGCGTTGGCTCGCCGAAGAGGCCAAGCGACGCGACAATGATCCTGCTCGCGACAGGGCGGCGGCGGCATATGAGATCGTTGAAGCCCTTAGCGAGGCCGTCGACCAGAAGCTGGAAGAACTGGCCGATGGCGCTTCGGTCAGGACTGTTCAGCCATATCCTGTCGAGCCCTGATTTCCGCGCGCCGCTTTTCGCTGAGCGAAGGATTGTTCGGGTCGTTGGCGCATGCACGGTAACGCTCCCGATTGCGTTCGCGCTCGTGCGCCGCCGCCTCTCTGCTCTTGCGGCGCCGGAACGCCGCCCCGACGGACACAAGCCCCTTCCGTTCGCGATCACGAACGACGGTAGAGTGATGGCGCAGATATTCGGAGACGGACATTGAGTCGGCCTTTCGTGAGGTTTGAGAGCGAGGCGCGTCTTGATCATGCGGCCTCCTCGGCTGCACCTGCAGCGATCGGCGGCGGCTCGAAAAAGAGACGGTCATCCCAATTGATCCCCCTGGCAAACGCAGCGGATCGAATCGCTTGCATCTCTTCGAGGGAGGGCGAGACGCCGTTTTCCCAGCGAGAGACTGTCGCTTGGCCCACATCGGCAAGCTTCGCAAACTCGGCTTGCGTAAGCCCGAAGACGGACACCCTGATATGACGCATCGCATTCATGACGGCGGATATTATGCGCAAACGGATAGTTTGCAAGCGCAAATTTATGCGCAAGCGGATTTTTGTTTTTCAAAACCCCGTGGCAGCGTCATTTCAATGGATATCGAAACAAAAATACGCGCGATCATGAAAGCGACTGGCTGGAAACAGCAGAGGCTCGCGGAGCATTTCGATGTTTCGCAATCGACCGTAAATCGCTGGCTGGCAGGATCGGAGCCGGAAGGTCATCGGCGCGACGCGATCAACGCGGCCTACGAGAGCTTGGTTGACGAGCCAGCACCAGCCGTTGATGTGACTGAAATTCCGATCATGGGATATCTTGGCGCCGGCGCCGAGGTAGAGCCTGATTATGAACAGGTCCCGCCAGAGGGCCTCGACCAGGTCAACATCCCATTTCCCCTCCCCGACGACATGATAGCTTTCAAGGTGCGAGGCATCTCAATGCTGCCCGTATTCAAAGACGGTACCGTAATCGTCGTTTACCGGGATCAGAAAAAGCCGCTTGAGTCGTTCTACGGTGAAGAGGCCGCCGTCAAGACAACCGACGGCCGCCGCTTCATCAAGACGATTATGCGCGGCGCCTCTGGCGTCAACCTTCTGTCTTGGAACGCCGCTCCTATAGAAGCGGTTTCGTTGGACTGGATTGGCGAGATATTCGCCGTCCTTCCCCCCTCCGTCCTGCGAAAAGTCGAGAAGCAGGGCGGCATCCAGGGACAGCTGCGCCTCAAAACAGCCTAATCCATTTATCCGCGATTATCCGCGCAGCGTGCGCAGCATTTATCCGTTTGCGCATTTTGTTTGTTGACACTTATCCGTTTGCGCATATTATCCGCCTCCAATCGCAATCCCGCGATGGAGGCAAGACCCAATGATCACCACACAGCAGCGCCCGGCGCCGAGCGTCCCGGCCGCCATCATCACCGCCAAAGGCATCGTCGAGCGCATGGCCGACAAGATGCTGGAAATGGGAATGAACGGCACGGCCGTCACCGCCGACAGCCTGGCCGAGCATTCCGACTTCACCCGCGCCGAGATCAAGGAGCACGGCCCCGAAGCCTCGGACCTGGCCAAGGCGCGCGCCGTCCGGCACCAGGGCTGACGGCCATGGCAAGCACGGTCGCTCACCGCCTGATCGCGGCTTCCGAAACCTCGCCCGAGCGTTTCGACTGGATTTCCCGCCAGTTGCAGGCCGGCCGCAAGCCGTCCGAGATCCTGCGCGATCTCGAAACGACGGCCGACCGCATCTGCGCCGCCATGGCGTCGGTCGGCATCAGGCTAGCCTTCGCCTCGTCGGCCACCTTCGCGCTGGCCTTCGTCTGGACAGCCATGGGGCTGCGCTGATGGTGCACCCCCTCGACTATGAGCGCATCGCCGTCCCGCCACACGGCGCGGTGCGCATCGTCTGCCACAACTGGCCGACCTGCGGCTGCGGAGACGACTGCACGCAGCTCGTGCCCGAGGAATCGCCCCGCGCGCGCCTGATCCTGATCGGCCTGATGATCGCCGTCGCCATCTTCGGCGCCGGCCTGCTTTACGCGGGGCTGCGCCCATGACCGCGTTTCGCATCCACTACGGCGACGGCAAGACCATCGTCGTCGACGCCGAGACGCCGAAGGAAGCCGCCACTAAGGCGACCAAGACAGGCCTGATCGGCATCATCACCAAGATCAAGCGCGCGAAGGACGTCTCCAATGGGTGACAAGTTCAATGGCCACATCAACCGTGCCGCCTTCGAGAAGGTGTTGCGCGAGACCTTTTCCAGCATCCCCGAAGAGATAACGGCCGGCAATCCGGTGTTGGCGTGCCAGGCGCGCGCGGTCGAAGCGTCGGTGCAGTTCGCGCTTTTCATCGCCGACGAACTCAACGCCGGCACCAGCGCGAACGTCCTGCTTGAGGCCGGCTCACGGGTTCTCGGCGGCATGGTCGAGAATTTCGCGAGAGGCTTTGCCGGCGACGAAGGCGAGGACATTCTCGCGACAGTGCTCAAACGAGTGCAGTGGGCAACCACCGTTGATGAAGATGATTTCGAAGTGGTTGTCACTCGACCGCAGACCATGGGCGGGAGCGCCTGACATGGCTGACAAATCCGCAGCCACGGAATTTCACAACCTGCTTTCTGGGCGCTTCGTCCGCGACATCATCGGCCCCGCCATCAAGAACGGCGCGACCTATGCCGAGCTGATGGTGATCTTCGAAACCGTCCAGTTCGGCATGATGGAGATCCTGCACCGCCACTACGAACTCGCGCCAAGCGTTGCCGCCGGCCTGTGCGAGGAAAGCCTGCATCGCGCCGTCGAGAGGTTTGCCGGCGCCCGTAATCGCTCCAACCCGAAGGACTGACCATGCCCGCGAAAAAGAAAGTCGCCGCCGCCGCCCCGACCATCGCTTACAAGGGTTTCCTCGACGACATGACGTGCCGGCCGGAGGGCAAGGTCTTCCAGTTCGAGGTCGGGCAGACCTACAAGCATGACGGCAAGGTGAAGGCCTGCAAGAGCGGCTTCCACGTCATCACAGGCCATCCGCTGGCGCTGTTCAGCTATTACGCGCCGGCCGGCACGCGCATCTGCCAGGTCGAGATCTCTGGCGAAACCGACACCGATGACGGCGGCGAGAAGACAGCCGCCGAAATCCTGACCATCGGCAAGGAAATCGGCCTGACGCAGCTGATCCTCGACGCCGTCAAATGGGTGACCGACCGCGCCAAGCCTGTCGACGGCGACTTCACGGCCGGCAACGGCGAAGCGGTCAAGAACGGCAAGGACGGGGGCGCTGCCACCGCATCCGGTGAACGGGGCGCTGCCACCGCATCAGGTTGGCAGGGCGCTGCCACCGCATCGGGCTATCAGGGCGCTGCCACCGCATCGGGCTATCAGGGCGCTGCCACCGCATCCGGCAGTGAGGGCGCTGCCACCGCATCAGGTTGG